CCTATCAGGCACGCCAGACTTAGGCCCGTTAGTCGAGCGGTTAAGACGCCTGCCTGTCACGCAGGAAATCGGGGATTCGAATTCCCCACGGGTCGCCAAATTATGCCCATTTAGCTCAGTCAGTAGAGCAATCGCCTCGTAAGCGATAGGTCGCTGATGCAATTTCAGCAATGGGCACCAGCAGCACCTATCATCTAATGGTTAGGATATTACCCTAAGTATAAGGGTTCGAATCCTTTTAGAGCCAGTTGACAAGATAATAGAATACTGTTATATTATGTTTTTAAGCGGTGTTGGCATATTGGTTGTGTCCTAGCCTTCCAAGCTAGTCAAAGGAGTTCGATTCTCCTACACCGCTCCATTTTATTAGGAGAATATATGTTAGATAGTAAGCAGCAAGCTCTAGTATTTCTGATGGAAGAGAGCAATCGTTTGGCAACAGTATGTGCGAATCATGTGAATGCGTTGCATTTGAGCAAGACAAAAACTGCTCTTGAACATCAATTGGGAGTGCTCTTTGCGGCCATGAAGGAAATCCAGACTCAATTTAAACTGGATGAAGAAAAGGTTGAACACGCCGCACTTCGCGCTTATGATAAACGATTGAAAGACATCTAGTCATTTTCTTAAGATAAATAGTGATCTGAGATTACTATGAAGAAATATAAATCAATTTTTATCTCAGATATTCATCTAGGCAGCAAGGGCTGCAAAGCTGACATACTTTGCGATTTTCTCAAACATAGTGCCAGCGAAAATCTATTCTTAGTGGGCGATATCATAGATGGATGGCGCCTAAGTAGAAAGTTTTTCTGGCCTCAGAGTCATACCAATGTCATTCGTAGAATACTTACCGCAGCTAAACGCGGCACCAATGTAATCTACATAGCAGGCAATCATGATGAGGCTTTACGAGGTTTGATACCTTTCGGAGTTCATTTTGGTAATATAGAATTATGTAATACCTATCGCTACACTGCGCTAGATGGCAAAACTTATATGGTGATACACGGCGATGTGTTTGACACTGTGATTAGAATCAAGCTTAAGATCCTCTATCATGTAGGTGATGTACTCTATAATTGGTTACTAGAAGTCAATCATTGGTTACAAAAAGTTCGAAATCTTTTTGGTATGAAATACTGGAGTCTAAGTGCCTATTTGAAATACAAAACCAAACAAGCACTCAGTTATCTTAGCGATTACGAATTATTGCTTGTTGACTATTGCAAAAGAAAAAAAGTTGATGGTGTTATCTGTGGTCATGTGCATCATGCAGATATCAAGATTATAAACGACACGGTTTATATGAACGACGGAGATTGGGTAGAAAGCTGCACTGCACTTGTTGAACATTACGATGGACGTTGGGAGATTATCAATTGGTTAGCCCAAAAATCATCTTAATCACAGATGCTTGGCACCCTCAGGTAAATGGTGTAGTCACAACCTATGCGAATCTACTTTCGCATCTGCCAGAAAATTATTCGGTAACTGTGATACATCCAGGAATGTTTAGGACACTGAGTGCGCCTTTTTATCCTGAGATCTCCCTATCTCTATGCAGCAAGAAAAAGATGAAGAGAATTCTTCAAGACGAGGGTATGAATGATTCGATGATCGTACACATTGCTACAGAGGGACCTCTAGGATTACAAGCCAAGCGAGTTTTGGACAGATTAGGAAAAGCCTATACCACCGCTTATCATACCAAGTTTCCAGAATTTATAGAAAAGATAACTGGGATACCCTTGAAGTATACGAAGTGGTATTTTGATTGGTTTCACAAGAGATCGAAGTTTGTCATGGTATCTTCTGAATCTAATCGCAAAGAGTTAGGATATTCTCATGCTAGAGTATTAGGCAAAGGCTGTGATAGACACTTTGCATTTCAAGATCGAACTAGGCGCGATGTTATCACGCTGTTGTTTGTGGGGCGAGTTAGCAAAGAAAAGAACATCGAAGCGTTCTGTCAGTTAGAACTTGCGGGTCATCAAACTAGAAAGATTGTAGTAGGTGATGGTCCTGAGAAAGCTCGACTTGCAGCCAAGTACCCCAAGATAGATTTCGTAGGATACAAGTTTGGGGCTGAACTGGCGTCTTATTATCAAAATGCAGATGTCATGATATTTCCCAGCAAAACCGACACTTTTGGATTGGTGGTATTGGAAGCAATGGCTTGCGGAACACCGGTAGCTGCTTATCCGGTTACTGGACCGATAGATCAGATAATAGAAGGCATAAACGGCAGCACGAATAGCGATTTAGAAATTGCCACACTACAATGTCTTTCATTGGATAGAAAACAGGCAGCACAGACCGTTCAAGATGTAACATGGGCTAATTCAGCAAGACAGTTTGTCACACATTTAACATTAACATAACGTTGTTTTCTGAGAGAGCATTTTTTTCTTGCATTTCTCATTACTTTTTGCTATTCTAGCTGTGTTCGATAAAAGTGGGCTCGAAACATTAAAGTGATGTAATGGGCTTTTAACCCATAAAAGAAGGGGCGGTACCTTCCGGGCCTACCAATCATTGATATTACAAATATATTAGGGGATTTTATGAATAAGAATGTGATTTATGTCGGTGTTGCAGCACTGTTGGCTACCACTAATGTTTATGCAGGTGGTAGTTACGGTGGAGGAGGACATTATCCTGTTGGTTGTCGTACTTCTGCGTGCGGCACCATTGTTCGAAATCACGTTGACAATCACATTGATGTTGAAAACAAGAACATCAATGCAAATGCTAACAAGAACGTTAACGCGAATGTCAACAAGAATGTTAATGCGAACGTAAACAAGAACACTGCCAACAGCAATGCCGTGAGCAAGAACACCAACGTCATCAAGAATGATGTAAACAATGCTAGCCACAGTAGTGCAGACAACCATCTTGATGTTGCTAATTCGCAGAAGCAGGGTCAGCATCAGGCGCAGGATCAGGCACAGACTCAGTCTGTTGCGAACAGTGGTAACTCAAGTAATCAGAATCATGTTGCTTCGCAAGGTAATACTACTGATGTAAACATCGGCGGTGATACTTACGAGGCTCGTAGGATTCCAGTTGCTACTGCCATTGCACCTAACCTAACCGCTGGTCAGATTACCTGCTTGGGTTCAGTCAGTGGTGGTATTCAGACTGGTGTAGTTGGCCTGAGCGGTGGTAAGACTACTGTTGACAAGAACTGCGTAATGATCACGCAAGTCAACACCCTGTATCAGATGGGAAAGGTCAAGGCTGCATGTGAGCGTATGCGTCAGGATCCTGATATCCGTGCTGCAATGGAAGCTGCTAGAGAAACTTGTGAGCCTCCCGTAGTTGAACCGCCCGTCGCAGTTGTTACCACTGAGGTAGCATCTAAGCAGGAAGTTCAAGATCTGAATCAAAAGTTGGAGAATTACATCCGAGTTGACAGGCAGAATGTGTTGAAGTAAATTTAATGCCGCTTTAGCTGAGATAGATTAGCATGTGCCTGAAGAGCACACTAGGTTGGAGCGTTACCAACAGGCGGCACCAAATTGCGGGTATGGCGGAACTGGCAGACGCATCAGGTTTAGGTCCTGACGAATAAAATCGTGGGGGTTCGACTCCCTCTACCCGCACCAATTTTTAAGGAGAATGATTATGAACAAACATAGCTCAGTGTTTGAGAATATATACAATAAGGAAAAGTTTAATTGCGCCAATCAGCGCGATGTAAAGATAATTGACGGCATTGAATATCTCAGGGTCATTAAAGAAGGAACGGCCAGAGAAGTCTTGATGCGTCGAGATTCATTGAAAAAGGTAACTGTAGCAAAATAGGAGAAGATCATGTCAGTTTTAGCATTGGACATCGCAGGTACACCTAGAGCATGGATTTCCTACGACGATGCCATCACGAAACACGCTAAAAACGATGTTGCATGGAGTCTGGGATCTATTGTTGCTAGGTACCGTGGAGGAATTCAGAATGATGGTAGGGAATCTTACATTGAAACCCCTAGTATCATCGCGGTAAGAGGAAAAGGTTTCGAGGTCAACAAGCACGGAAGAGTATTGCTGTCTAACCGAACTCTGTTTGGTCGTGACCGTAATGTCTGTGCATATTGCGGAGAACACTTTCCTAACTCATTTGGTTTAAGCAGAGATCACATTGTTCCTCGCAGTCGCGGAGGTACAGATGTTTGGATGAACGTAGTTACCTCGTGTAAGCGATGTAACACTCATAAGGGAAATAAGACGCTCAAGGAAGCAAGGCTTGAGTTGATCTATCTACCTTATGTGCCAAACTATTACGAACAATTGATCATCATGAACAGAAATATTCTTGCTGATCAGATGGAATACTTGGTATCAGGTCTTCCAAAGAACAGTAGAATTATTTCTTAGTACGATTGCAAGCTTAAATAAGGGTATTGCCGGATTAGCACAGTGGTAGTGCAGCAGTTTTGTAAACTGTTGGTCGGGAGTTCAAATCTCTCATTCGGCACCATATTTGTCTAAGTTTGATCTTGTACAAATCATCAACTCTAAATAGGTTGCAATTTTTGCAGCCTGCAAACATATTAAATTCATAAAAGGAAATCAAATGAAGCAGATTATCGTAGGAATTTTATTGATCGCATCTAGTGCATCTGTTGCCCAAGATCGCGTTTCAAAGCTTGACAAGAACGCAGATGGTAGTGTAGAATACTCTGAAGTTGTTCAAGCTTGCTCTGTTAGTGAAAGCCTAGTGAAAAGGGCAGACAAGAACAGTGATGGAGTTCTCTCAAACGGAGAACTTCAGCAAGCTAAAGGATATCTCAAACTTCGTTCTTGTAACAGAACGAAGGCTGTTTAAAAAGAATATTGACGAGTAGCTCAGCGGCAGAGCCGGTGACTGTTAATCACCTGGTCGTAGGTTCGATCCCTACCTCGTCAGCCACTCCTCTGCCCGTAGCTCAGTTGGATAGAGCAGCGGATTTCTACTCCGCGGGTCGGGAGTTCGAATCTCTCCGGGCAGGCCAATTTATATTTCGGATATTAGCACAGTTTGGTAGTGCGTCTGCTTTGGGAGCAGAAGGTCGCAGGTTCGAATCCTGCATATCCGACCACTTTTTAAAAATTAGTGCGGGATTAACTCAGTGGTAGAGTAGCGCCTTTACACGGCGAATGTCGGGAGTTCGACCCTCTCATCCCGCACCAACTTTTAGACAAATAAACACAAAATGACTAAATAAGTTCGTGTATACTAGGAGATACTGAATGATTTTAGTCGAAGAATGGATAAAAAATAGTCGAGAAGAAAGAACTATTCATATTGATCTGCAATCTGAATGCATAGAAAGAGGCGGAAATAGTACAGTACATAGAGGAGTTTTAGCACAATATCTAAACACTGATTTTCCAAGTAAAATAGATCTGTGCCACGCTTGCGGAAACGATAAGTGTTCTAATCCCAAGCATCTATATTGGGGAACAAGAGCAGAAAACGTCGCTGATGCGAGACAACACGGTACTTGGAAAAGTCCTTGGGAAAGAAGTGTTGAAAAACATGGCTATGAAGGCGCATGTAAAATGAATGCGCGAGGGGATAAATCAAAAGGTGGTCGTGCAGGTAAAGGTAAAAAGTTATCTGATAATCACAGACTAAAGATTTCTAACACATTGAGAATTAAAAACGCGACTGTGGCGGAATAGGTAGACGCATCAGACTTGAAAAATTGAGTGCTCTATTGGAAACGATAGAAGTAGAATCTGTCAAATTCGGTGAAGGCTGTAAAATGCTAATACCGAGCGAAGCCCGCGAGGGAACGTGTAGAGACTAGACGGCAGACATCTAAAGCGAAAGCTATGATGAAGGTATAGTCCAGACCACAAACCGTAAGGGTAGCGAAAGCTATAGTGGTAAGAAAATCTGACGCCCATGGCGTGCCGGTTCGATTCCGGCCAGTCGCACCACTCTCTAAATACAAATATGATATACCTGATAGATCAACCACTGACCGAGACTTCTCATAGTCGATTCATGATCGATATTATCAAACAGCATACTAGTGTTGGAATCGAACTGGTAGCATTAGAAAATATCACGGTGATGAATGATATCTATCAGATAATAGCTGATCTAGCCCCCTGCGTTACTGCCCGAGATATCGTGCTGATTCCCTGGTGTGTGCCAGCAGATTATCATCTGGACGCTCTGGTTGAAAGTCTGACCTATCGTGTGCAAGAAGTTGTAGTGGCGGCTGGGAATTTCAGCAGTCCTATCGAGACCATTAGTCCTGCTCGTGCTCCGTTGGTCACTACAGTTGGTACTCTGAACAAACAGGGCTTGTTTGCTAAACTATCCAATTATAGTGATAGCAAAGAGATCGTATGGATTCCTGGTACAAACTATGATGTAGGCTGGAAGAATAGTAGTGGTACCAGTGTCAGTGCAGCCCTCTATACAGCATGGTTAGCTGAAGCTATCAAAGCAGAGGATTACAGACTATTGGATCAAAAGATTGCAGAACAAAAAGCAAAGGTTCTAGCTGAAATAAATCAAGCATAAATACTCATACTATTAGGACATGAGTATGCAACGACCACGTATTGATACATATTTTGCTAGCAAAGGAATAGAAGTCTACTACAACACTTTGGGTCACACCGAAGATCTAGTGCGGGCATATGTGAGTCAATTTCAGACTGAGGTCGACAACTCATATAGAAAAAAGTCACAAGATGTGAAGTATTCCTGCTATAAAGAATTATATCCCATAGAAGCAAGAGAGAAACTTACTGGTTTCGAGAATATTAGACAAAAAGATCTTGCATTTAGAGTCAAGGTAAGCAAGAACATCATACAGTCACAGTTCTCACCACTATTGAGTGTCGAGCCAGCTGACAACAACATTTTCCCAGTTGGATCGTATAAGACAGTACTATTGAATCTGTTGAAGAAGGTAGAGAATCCTATACTATATCTGAGCGGTGGGATGGACAGCGAATTAGTAGGCTGGGCACTGTGCGAGCTAGGAAAAGATTTCAAGACTGTGATATTTGAATGGCTTGACAATTCTGGCACTGTCTTGAACAGTCGAGATGTGCGATACGCCTATAATTTTTGCAAGTTGCGTGGACTAGTTCCAATCATAAAGCAAGTTAATGTCGAAGAATTATGGGCCAGTGAACACTTTGTCAAGTTCGCTATTGATACTCAGATACAGAGCACCCATCTCATGACTCATGCTTATGCTATAGACTTGATATCTAGTCAATATAAAGATCACACCCACTTATTCGGTGGTGAAGTACGATACTACAGCAATAGCACGGACAGACAAGGTAAGCCAGTTAATATCGTATATCTAGACAAGTTAGTACCAGCAGTTGGCACTGGCGTGTATGAAGCACTGGGTAGATTCAACGGAGTTGGCCCTGCGCCACAGGCCTCTTCTGGATGGGATGTTGAACTTGAAGATACAGGATTGAATATAGGTTATCCCGGTACTTGGCGCATTAGTGGACAATGGGGTCCATATCCAGGACCTGGTAATTTTACCGGTACTACTGGTACATTTACTGTTGGTTCCCCGCCTAATACTGGTGAAGGATCAGGACCTTGGTTAGAAGCACCTAGAGGCTCAGCTCCAAGTTATTCAGCCAGAAATGTCGGTCCAGTATATACACCAACTGGTCTAGGAAATCTTTCTTCTTTAGCTCCTGAGAGTTGGACTCCAATAACATCAAGTACTTTGATTGCCAATGTACTTGCTTATGATCCTTCCACCGACGACGAACTTATTTCAGCAAGATTGCAAACTACTATAGAGATTGCGGTGACTGGTTTCACTACTCCTAACGTGAGTTTTTCTTTGGATCTTACTGCGAAAGCCATCATCGTGACACCTTTGTGATACTAGTATCTGGGTAATTATTATCATCATATCATTGACTCCTCGTCATAAAGAGCGTAGTATTCACTCTACGTTCTTTAAAAATTTATAGCTCAATCGCTGAAAGCAATAAATATTTGTTACTTCATGAGTAACAAATTATTAGTTTCCTGCGTATTGTGTAGAAATGAGTTGACTTCGAATCATCTCAAGATACACTATGGCAGCAAACAGTGTCAGTCTGGTATATTATTTTCAAAACGAGTCACGAAACGTGTTTCAACCGATATGAAATGCAAGTTTTGTGTTTTTGTCGGTAAAAATAACAATAGTATAGCTCAGCATGAAATTTTTTGCAAAAGTAATCCAAATAAAAGGCAAAAAATTCCTTCTTATGGGATGAAAGGGAAAAAAGGTAAAGGATCTAATCAGTATATAAAAGGAACGGCTAAAGAACTGACCATTGAACAAAGAAATAGATGGGCAGAATCTACAAGAAAGTATTTTATCGAATATTGGAAAAATCCTGATAATATAGAAAAAGCTAAACTCAGAATGCGAAAAGCAGTCAAGTTGCATCCAGAATCATACACAGCCTCTAACAGAGGCAGAACTAAGCAAATAATTTATGAAGGTATAAAATTTCAAGGTACATGGGAATTACTATTTTATAAATGGTGTCAAGAGCACACCGTGAAGTGTGAACGATATTCAGGTAGTGGGTTTCCTTATGTGTGGAATGGTAAAAGAACATATTTCCCAGATTTCTTTTTGTCTGAGTATGATATGTACGTTGAAATCAAAGGATATCAAACAGACCGTGACACTGCAAAATGGCAACAGTTTCCAAAACAGCTTGTAATTCTTAAAAAAGCTGATATACTGAATATCAAGAACAGAGTTTTTAAATTGCCCTCATAGCTCAATTGGTTAGAGCGTAGAACTTTTTGAAAAAAGGGTCTCTTGCGAAGAAATTTGTAAGATGTAACTTCTCAAATTCGGTGAAGACTGTAAGATGTTAATACCGAGCCAAGCCCGTAAATGGGAAGGTGTAGAGACTAGACGGGAAGCATCTAAAGCGAAAGCTATGATGAAGGTATAGTCCAGACCACAAACCGTAAGGGTAGCGAAAGCTATAGTGGTATGCATAATTCTAGGGTTCCAGGTTCAAGTCCTGGTGGGGGCACCAATTTTTATGGTGGCTGTAGTCAAGCGGTTAAGACCATGGGTTGTGATCCCATTATGCGTGGGTTCGATCCCCACTAGCCACCCAGATTGAATATTTGTATAAATACT